AACGGCTCTAATGCGGCTGGTGCTGGTAATGGTGTAGGTTTATTCAACAATGTTTCTTATAAAGACATCGTTAATTTCATTTATGCTTTACCACAACAATATTGGACACCAACAACTAAATTTGTTATCAATCCACTAATGCTTGCGTCTATTCGCGGTTTAGTTGATGACAATGGTCGCCCAATTTACATCGATGGTCTTTCACGCGATGATGGTATTGTTGGCACTTTACTTGGTTTTGATGTTGTAGTTAATAAGTATGTTTCTAACCCACTTATTCCTACTACACCAAGCCCATCAGTAGATACAAACGCTTTCCCAATGTATTTCGGTGATTGGAATCGCGGTCATACAATCGTTGATCGTTTAAATATGGTTATGCGTAGATACGACCAAACATTGCCAGGCTATATCACATTCTATGGTGAGAAGCGTCTAGCAACATCTGTGGTCGATCCATTCAGTATCATTCGTTATAGATCAGCACAATATTTAGATTAATTCTAAATTTGTTGTTCAGGGTGGGGGAGCAATCCCCCTCTCTTTAATTTTTTAGGAAAGAATTTATGAATACATCTGAAAGAATTTTAAATGGCATAAAACAAGCACTAACTGAAGGTAAAGCTACAGTTAATCTTGTAAAAAAAGAAGCCCAACAAGATGTAAATGAAGCATCTCAACTTACAGGTAGCGGACTAGACAAAGGCGGAAGAACTTATTTTGATGATGCTTTTGCGGCACTCCGTTTAGCAAATCCGTTTAGAGGATGGGCGCGCGAGGTAACTTTTACAGGTTCAGCGGCTCAATTTGTTGCTAAAACAGGGAATGTTTTAAATCAAGTAAGCCCTAATAATCCATGGGGTTATACATTTACACCTAATGACGGCACTCCAGGAATTGCTACTTCAATTTGGCAATTACCTACAAGAAATTTATCAGCACAATTACCATTAAGAACTGCATTATTATCTGATATTAATAATATTGATGAAACAATTGTTAGCGATTTAATACTTGAATTTTCTCAAGCAGAAGCTTCAGCTATGGTTTTAAATGTCGATCAAGCTGGCTCAACAACTTATACTACAGGCGCAACTAATGGCGTTCGAGGATTGATTACATATCCTGGAAGCACAAGTGCGGCTTCATACGGATCAAGCGGAACTGCAATTACTAACGGACTTCATACAGTAATTTATGAAGCATTTAGTCCAACTGCTCCAACTTATGAAGATTTAGTTAATACTTTAAATAAACTTCCTGCACAATATTGGTATTTACCTTCAACTGCATGGATGATGCACCCAAGTCTTATTGCTAAATTAAGATTAATGACTGCAACAGGTGGTTTACCATTGCTTTTAGAAGTTGGTGATAAAGATGGCGGAGCATTGTTATATTTATTTGGCATTCCTGTCATTCCTAACTCTTATTTCCAAACTGCTGGCGCTGGTGCATTTATGGGAACTTTAGCTTGTTGGGATCAGTTTATGACTATTGCTGACAATGAAGAAATGACATTAAAACGCTACGACCAAACCAAGCCTGGCTTTGTAACTTTATATGCTGAAAAGCGTGTAGTTTCTACAGTTAGAAATCCTAGTGCTGGTGTGTTTATTTACGCGAGTTAATTATGGCTGATACTTTAGGACAAATACCATTTGGTGGTGGCACTAGAAATCCGTTTAACTATGATAAGTTTGAACAGATCAATCGTGCCTTAACAACAGGTTGGCTAACATTAGAAGAAATCACTCAACAATTAAATTTGTTTGGTGACGAATCTCAAGATAGTTATTTAGAAGGTTTAGAATTAGCGGTTCGTATGCACATCGAGGATTATCTCGGTATGCCTATATTCCCTATTACTTATCGTTCTTATTACGGACTTGGCTCTTTGTATGCTAATCCTGTTTGTTTAGATTTGCCGCAAGTATCTTATAAAGATAGTTTTAATTCAGGTGGCGTTGTTGTTAATAGCGTCAAATACTATAACAATGCCAATCCTGTAGTTATTACGACTTTAGCTAGTTCTGCTTACACTTACGATCCAACAGGCAATAAAGTAATCTTACCTGGCGGGATGCCAAGCGATGTTAATACAGTTGTAACTTCACCTATTGTTATTGAGTTTACAGTTAATCCTAATTTTTTACAGGCTTATCCTGTAATTAAACAAGCGGCTTTATTATTATTAACTCATCTTTATAACAACAGATCAGAAACAACTTTAAGTAAGTTACAAACAATTCCTTATGGAGTGGATGCGCTTTTAAGACCTTATAAACCATTGGTGATGTAAATGGCAATTAAACGCTATGAGAATGTTGATGTAAATGATCTCACTTTTGGCACTAATGATTATGGTGAATATACAACAACGATAACAAAGAAATTTACAACTAGACCTTTAGTGTCCGATGTAAAGAATTCACTTGCTATTACGGAAAGATATCGTGTATATCAAGATTTGATTCAATTTACTTTTAATTACACACCTAATTTAAAAGATATTGTTGATAATCAAAACTTATATTCGATCACTTGGCGAGATAAAGATTGGCGTATTACTGATGCTATTGAAGCTAATGACAGGATGTCCGTAACCTTGATGTGCTATCGTTCTGATCCTACAACAAAGGTTTAAAATGGCTACTCAACAGAATGTAAATGATTATGCAAAAGCCATTCAATGGCAGTTAAGTGATATAATATCACCAACGCCTGTATATGCTAATTTCAACAGAAATTTTGCTACACAGAATGAATTTGTAACTTGGCAATTAAGAAATGTCCATCAACCTGTTTATACGGGCATATACCAAGATAACAAAGGTATTGATACACCTACTTTTCAGATCAGCGTATTTTCTACTGATATGGCAGGTGGTTTTGAATTAGCAAATGATATTTTACAAGCATTGCATGGTTATAGTGGAATATTTGGCAACCCTAGCGGAGTAAATATTCCAATATCTAAAGCTGATGTAGTGTGGTTATATAATGGATACGACAATGAGATCAATCTATTTAATATTTATATGGATTGCACCTTATACATACCAACATAAGAATTTTTAATTTTTTAATGTGAGGAAATAAATTATGGCACTTCCAAATCGCGTCTTACCTGGTTTTAGCGCTACCCTATACGCTCAATCAGGCGCAAACCCAACAGTTTTAGATAACACAGAATTAGCAACATGGGCTGATGTTAATGCTTTATGTATTGCTCCTAACGCATTACCTGTTGAAGCTATCCCAGCATTCGGTCAAGATGATGCAGTTGCTAACTTTAATGTAGCTGGCGCTCGTCAATCTGACAAGATTCCAACTCAAGCCGCTCCTACTTCAATGACTATTACTGCCGCTTGGAATCCTGCTGACACTCAATTAATTCAAATGAGAGATGATGCTTACAATGGCACAATCGACAGAACATTCGTTGTTTTAGCTACTGATGGATTAGGTGACTTTGTTGCTTATGCTTTCAATGGTCGCGTAGGTCAATTCTCTGTTGATCCTAACCCAACTGCTGAAACAAAATGCACATTTACTGTTCACCCACGCGGTAATCAATACGGCTGGTCAAACAACACTTAATTAGGACAAGGAAAAGAAATGACACAACAAATTAAAACAAGCGATGATTTATTAAGTTATTTGGTATCCCAAGCTGGTTCAGGTCAAAAGAATTGGTTTGGGTTTGCCCAACAACGCTTAACAGGAATTAATTTAGCCCATGAGATTGCTAAACATCATGCGGATAAAATTACACCTGAAGAAGCGGTTGATTATGCTATTAAATTAAATAATGCAATTTATCATAAAATAATTAAAGCAGATTAATGAGTGTTAAATTTGCGGTCAATGGGTTAAAAGAAACTCTTGAAGCTTTTAAAGAATTTCAAGAGCAATTTGGCGACAAAGACGCAAAGAGTAAAGTATTAATACCAGCAGTTAGAGATGCCATGAAGCCTGTATTGGCTATGGCTAAAACTTTATCACCTAAAGACACAGGCGCATTGGATCGTTCTTTGTATATCACCGCAAGGCGACCTACTAGAAAAGATATGAAGTCAAGATATGTAACACCAAAAGATTCTGTTATATCGCTTGTTTCATCTCGACCAATCCCTAAAAAATTAAAGCAACAATTCCATGCTGAATATGGAAACCTAAAAGGTAGTGAGTATAAAAAAGCCAAAAGAAAATTCTATGGCGAGCAAGGTGTTATGCACGATGCAAGAGCTATTGCAAACGAATTCGGAACTGCCAAGATGTCCGCAAAACCATTTATGCGAATATCATTAGAATCACAAGCTCAAATGGTAGCATCAAAGTTAGGTATGATTTTAAAACAAAAAATGGATGCTTATAAAGCTAAAAATTTAACAACATAAGGAAAAGATATGAGTAAATTAGGATCAGCTCTCGGTAAAAAATACGAGGAAAATAGATTATCAGTATTAACTAGGTCGTTTGAATTAGGCGACCATACATTTAAAGTAAGAGTGCCAAGCGTTCAAGAAATTGAAGCTATTTATAATTACTTTCAAAATCCTAATGAAGAAAAGATTGAAGAAGAATATCAGTTAATGATAAAAGCCTTTGAAAATCTTGAAGGCAAAGAAGGTGTAGAAGTCAAAGATAACGACTTCATTATTGACGGAAGATCAATAAGAGAAACTGCTACAAATAAACATGTATTGCAAAAAAGAATAGTTGAATATATTAAATTTCTAATACCTGAAACGGGATCATTAGAAGATATAACTTATGAAGATGTAGAAGCTGAATTTCCATTATCAGTCCAAATGACTTTAGTGGAAAAAATTAACGAGGTTATTAGCCCTGACTATAAAGACATAAAGTCAAAGTAGTAGGCTCGTTAAGAACCCAAGTTCGCGCGTCTATGGTTTTTAACGGGCATACAATACAAGATATAGATGCGCTTGATGAGCATACCATGAATGAAATAACAGTCATGTATGCGGATGGGTTAGTTGGTAATAGAAGCTTATTAACTATGCAAGGAACTCTGATAGCTGGAGTTTTTAATTATTTAAGAGCAAGCAATAGCCAACCTTATACTCTGAAAGGCGTTTTAGGTGGTGCTTATGAATATTTTTATGGTGTAGAGAAAGCTGATCCTAGCGAATCTTTATTAACATTTATGACGCAAGCGCCTGACTTTAAAATGGACAGATTCAAAGGTAAATAATCATGGCAATTATTTCAAGATTAGCGGTTTTACTTGGACTTGATGCAGGCGAGTTTAATGCCAATCTAGGTAAGGCTAAAGACAAAGTAGAAGGCTTTAGCGCAGGCGCAAAACTATCATTAGGTGCGGTTGCGGTAGCTTTTACGGCTTCAGCTCGTGAAGCAATTAACTTTGCCGACAAAATAAATGATGTCGCTAAAGCTAATGAAATGTCCGTTCAATCTGTATTGCGTATGTCGCAAGCCCTATCAACTAATGGTGGTAATGCTGATGATGCTGGCAAGCTTATGGCATCATTCGCTAATAAAATTGATGAAGCCGCTCAAGGATCATCAAAAGCACAAAAAGCCTTTTTATCAATTGGCGTTTCAATTAAAGATTTAAAAACGCTTGCGCCTGATGAGCTATTTCAAAAAACTATCAAATCCCTTGCTGGTATTGAAGATCCCGCTAAACGAAATGCGCTTGCTATGGATATGTTTGGCAGAGCTATTCGCGGTGTTGATATTAAAGGCATGGCTGAAGAATTTGAAAAAATTAAAAGTAAGTTTGCAGGATCGGAAGAAGCATTTAAAAGTGTAGGGAATTCTGTTGATAGATTAGATAGATTCTTTTTGAATTTAAAAGTTACTCTTGCTACTCGCCTTGCTCCAGCTTTTGAGTATGTAACAATTGCTATGGAAAATTGGCAAAATAAATCACAAGGTATAGTTGATAGATTTGCTGAAATTAGAAAAGAAGCAGGATGGTGGGCGGCTTGGAAAGATAAAGAAGGTTTCCAAAAATTTGAATTTCCTACACGCGGTTCGGTTCAAGGAGCTAATGTTCCTGGCATTATGTCAGGCATTGGTGGTGTAGCCGCGCCTAAAAAAGATATTAGAGATGTTGAGATTGATGAAAAACAAAAAGCAGAATTAAAACGCTTAAAAGAAGCCGCAGAAAGACAACAAGAATTTTACGAAAAAGAAATGTTAGTTAGCAAAGCTAAAGGCGAAAGATTACAAAAAGAACATGAATTAGCTTTTGTTTCAGAAAACGAAAGAAAGCTACAATTAGAAATATATGACATTGAACAAAAGCGCAAACAATTAACTTTAGGCGATCAATATGGTCGCAAAATGACAGAGCAAGATGCTAATAAATGGATGGAAGCAGAAAAGGCTCGCGCGCAAGAAGCTTATGCAATTGCTCAACAACAAAGAGATTTTGAATATGGCTGGCAGAAAGCTTTTGCTACTTATGCTGATAATGCTACCAATGCCGCTAAATTAGGTGAGCAAGCATTCGTATCTGTTACTTCAAATATGGAGCAAGCATTAGATCAATTTGTTACTACAGGAAAACTTAAATTTGGTGATTTAGCAAAAAGCATTATTGCAGACCTTATTAAGATTCAAATGAAAGCTCAATTAACTTCTTTATTTAAAGGGTTAAGTGGTATATTTGGATTTGGCGGTGGCGATGCTGGAATGTTTACAGGATCAACAGGCGCAATAGGCGGTTCTATTCTTCTTGGTAAAGCTGAAGGCGGCGATATTAGTGGTCGCACTCCATATATGGTAGGTGAAAGAGGTCCTGAATTATTTGTTCCTAAAACCGCAGGAACTATTATTCCTAATAACCAAGTAGGCTCTATGGGCAATCAACCACAAGTAGTTTATAATGGTCCTTACATTGCTAATATGAGCGCTATTGATACACAATCAGGCTTACAATTCTTGGCTAAAAATAAACAAGGTGTTTGGGCGGCTAATCAATCCGCTCAAAGATCAATACCACAATCGAGATAATATATGGCAACTTTAAATACAATCCTTTCGATAGCTGAATCCGTAGGTATTGACGATCAAAGATTTATCGGTCAAATGATGAGCCGAAATCAAAGAATTGCCACTTCTGAAATTATTGGCGTGCAACCTTTTGGCTTTGAAATGAAGCCCATGAATTATCTTTTATATTCTCAAAATAGAGCATTGCTTTCATCATTAAGAGCGGCTGATCGAGAGTTTGAACAATATCTTAATTTTGGCTCTACAGGCTGGGCTAATTATATTTATTATCAAGGCGACATGACTTCTGTCGAAATTAGCGCTTGCCAATATCAAACATCTTCAGCAAACAAAACTATTGTATTGGGATCGTTACCTACAATGGGCGCTACAGAATATATTGTAAAAACAGGTGACTTCTTGCAGATTGATAGATATGCTTATATAGCTACTGCCGATGTTCAAAGAGGTGGCGGTTCTACAGTTAATATTCCTGTTCACAGAACCATTATGACTACACTTGCAAGCCCTATGAATGCGGTGATTGGTCAATATGGCACTACACAATCTATTGGTGGCAATACTTATACAGGTGTCACATTTCCTGTAATTCTTCAAGCATATCCTAACTATGTTCTTGTGCCTATGACTGATGATTCATTTATTCAATGGAATGGCACATTTAAAGCGATAGAAGCGGTGTTGTAATGTCAAATAATATACCACCAATACAAAATACGAATAATATTAGAATGGCGGATTTTATCCGCGTTACTACTACAGACGCTTTAGGTGCAACTCAAATATATCGCCTAGCTTCAACTCCTTCCGTATTAACAATTCCTGCCGTTGATTCAGAGCCTTTTGATGCTCTTGGTGCATTAGTTAAAGTAGGTGACGCAACTAGAGATATTAAATCAACTGCCAATGAAACATCTATTACTTTAGTTGGTATTGAATCAGCGCAATTAGGTTGGGTATTAAGTAATAAAATTAAAGGTTCTCTTATTGAGATGTGGCATGGTTTTTTTGATGATAACAATGAGCTTATAACTACAGGTGGCACAGGCGGTCTTTATAAGTTTTTTACAGGTTATGTTAATTCATTTAATATTACAGAGCAATGGTTTGAAGAATCAAGAATGTATTATGGTGTAATTAATGTAACTGCCTCAAGTATTCAAATTATTTTACAAAACGGAACTTCAGGAAGATATACCAATAACAATTCATGGCAATTTTTTACTGCTGGCGACACTTCAATGGATCGCGTGTCTGTTATTCAAAATATTAATTATTTCTTTGGCAGAGATGCTGATCCAAGTGTTTATAGAACTTGATTCGATACGCCAATAAATACGATATAGATAAGATAATAGAACTTTTAAAAGACTTTGCTATAACAACAGAAAGTCAATTAAAAGGGAATCCATTGGATTGGTCTAAAACTTATGTAATGCAACTCATTACAAATATAATAGCAGGTCAGGGATTTATATTAATTGATGATGAACAAACAGGAATTTTAATAGCTTTTAAAAATCATTGCTTTTGGAATGATAAAAGTATTCAACTACAAGAAGTTATGTTGCATGGATATAACAAATTTGTTATTGCTAGATTGATTAAGGAATATATCAAAATAGCAAAAGATTTATTAAGAAAAATGGAAATCAATCAAGCTACAATGTCATCTTATAATGACTTAAAATTTGAAAGATATGGTATGCAAAAATTAGAATATATATGGGAAATTAAATGAGCTTTATAACGAAAGCATTTTCATTCTTTAATTTTAACCCTTGGACTTTTGCGCTTCAAATGATTGCAAGCACCATATTGTCAAAAGTTTTTGCACCTAGCCCACCAAGTTTATCAAATCAAACACCTGAACCTAATCCTGGCTCTCGCGCACAAACTCCACCTGCTGGAAATAATAAACTTCCTGTTATTTATGGTCATGCTTGGACAGGCGGTATTATTACAGACCTTTCTATTACTAATGATAATCAAACCCTTTATTATGTATTTGCTTTATCTGAAGTAACTAATACAGAATCATCAAGCGTTGGTGGTCCTGATGAAATAACTTTTGGTGATGTTTATTGGGGTGGAAAAAGATGCGTATTTGATGGCACAGATTTAACTAAAGTAGTTTCACTTCTTGATCCAAGCACAGGTGAAAATCAAGATATATCAGGATATATGAATATCTATTTTTATAAAAATGGATCATTTAATCCAGCCAATTCATCAACAAGCGCAGTTGCCGTAATGAGCCAAGCAAATTTGACTTACACTTGGAGCATTGATAAAGAAATGACTAATTGCGCTTTTGCAATTATTAAGCTTAAATATTCGCAATCAAGAAATCTTGTAGGTCTTAATGCTACTAATTTTGAAATAACTAATTCAAGATCAGCGCCAGGTGATTGTTTTTTAGATTATTTGACTTCTACTCGTTATGGAGCATCAATTCCATTAGCCAATGTTGATACTGCAAGCCTTACTGCTCTTAATACTTATTCAAATCAAACAATTACTTACACACCTTATGGTGGCGGTTCTGCGACCACAAAAAGATTCGAATTTAATGGCGCTTTAGATACTGCACAAAAGATAATGAAAAACATTCAATCAATGGCGGATTGTTGCGATTGTTTAGTTAAATACAATGAAATTACAGGTCTTTGGGGAGTTATTGTTCAAAGTCCAACTTATTCTGTAGCTATGGATATTAATGATAGCAACATGATTGGTCCTATTGTAGTTAGTCCTATTGATATTTCAAACTCATTTAATATTATTGAATGTAAATTTCCTGATGGCTCTCAACAAGATTCATTTAATGCCGCTACTTTTGATTTAGCAGAATTAAATCCATCTTTAATGTTTCCTAACGAGCCTGTTAATAAACAATCAGTTAGTCTTTATTTAACCAATAATTCTATTACGGCTCAATACATTGCTAATCGTATGCTTGAAGCGGCAAGGGAAGATTTGCAATTACAATGCGAAATTAATTATATTGGGCTTGAATTAGAAGCTGGCGATATTGTTACTGTAACTAATGTTAATTATGGTTGGTCAGCTAAACTATTTAGAATATTAAAAGTTGTTGAAAAATTTGGTGATAATGGAACTGTAACTGCTTCATTAAGTTTATCTGAATATAACCCTGCGGTTTATAACGATTATAATGTTACTCAATTTACACCTGCTCCTAATACAGGACTTTCTAGCCCTACAACTTTTGGCACAGTTTATGCGCCTGTAATTACTGCTCAATATCCATCTATTGTTAATCCTGCATTTACAATAAGAATACAAACATCAAGCGCAGGCATTTCAGAATATGCAGAAATATATTATTCAGCATATCAATATCCTACAGACGCTCAACTTATATTTGCAGGAACAACTGAAGTGCAACCTGGTGGCAGTCCTTATGTAGTTAATACTTATATGCCCGATGTTCAATTGTTTAATATACCCGCAGGCGATTGGTATTTCTTTACTCGCATGGTTAATAATCTTGCATCAAGCAATTATTCTTTGGCTTCATCTAAACTTACATGGCGACCTACAACATTTCAATATACTGAAAAATATTTATCTGTAGCTTATGCAGACAGTATTGATGGATTAACTAATTTTAGTTTAAGCCCTACAGGTAGGCTCTATTATGGTCTTTACAATAACAATTCTACAAGCCCATCAACAACACCTTCAGACTATAAATGGTATTTAGCTGATCCAGCTTTTGGCACTAATAAATTCTTATGCTTTATAAATAGAACAGGTCGTAAATTTAGTTTTGATACAGACTTTGCCGATTATGCTTCAGGCACAGGGCAGTTTGTTCCAACCACTATTGCAGATTTTGATCCTAGATTATGGTCAGCTTTGCCTGATGGTTCTAATATTATTGATCTTGATAACAAAACAGGTCAATTAATTACTACAGGAACAACTACTACAGGCACAGGACAAGTTAAGGTATCTAATACTCAAGATGGTCAATTAATTGCATCTTTAGATCAATTCCTAGACTTTGGTGGTCCAACAACTTACACAGGATCAGCCGCTACAATTACAGTCGATATTTATGGTCGAGTGGTGGGCTTTACTACACCTGATAATTTTTATATGACTATAGATTATTTTACTGCAACAAGTAATCAAACAGTCTTTTCAGTCACTCGCGATTCAACTTATATTCAAGGTCAATGCCTAGTATTTTTAAATGGTTGTTTATTATCTGATACAGAATATACCGATACAAGTGGTTCAACAGGCACAGTTACTTTATCAACAGGCGCAACATTAAACGATATAGTAACTATATATTCAATGAGAGCTATATCTAACGGCAATTATTATGATAATACTCATCTTAATGTAGCAAGTGTATCGGGTGCAAATGTTACTTGGAATATTGCTGAAATGCCATTTCAATTAATTAGAGCTGGCGATATTATAACTTTTAGTAATAGTGGCACACCAACTCAATATACTGTATCAAGTGTTAATTATGGCACTCAAACTATTACATTTACTACTTCACCTACAGGTTTAACGGCTGGCGATCCTATATATACTTACAGAGCTTCAGGATCAAGCTATCCTGTATTTAGTCGATTTGAAGCTACATTAACTTCAGCTTCAGCATATACGCCTACTGATTGGCAATTTAATTCAGGATATGAATTGCCATTTTATAATGGAACTATTGTTCCTGATGCTGATTATGATATTGTAGGCAATACTTATACAAATATCCCTGCCGTATCCGATGGGCTTTTAACTATTATTCAATTTAGCGGAAACAATACAACAACACCTACGGGAACAATGCAAAATGTAATTACTTATGCAAGTGTAGGACAAACTTATTATTCATTTAATTTTACAAGTGGGGCTTTAGGAATTTATGCAAATGGTGTATTATATGAAGGCGGTGTGGATTATACGACTTCTACTAATAGCTATACATTAACAAATAGCCCTACAGAATCGTTTTTAATTCAACAACAAACATTCGCTCGCGCAGGTGCGGCATAAGGGGAAAAGATGACACAAGCATTTAATTTAAGTCAATTAGCTAACAAAGTAAATACTTCAGGTCAGCTTGATGTAGCTACAGGATCAACAGGCACATTAGCCGTTGGAAATGGCGGCACAGGTCAAACTACCTATACAAATGGTCAATTGCTTATTGGAAATTCTACAGGCAATACACTTACTAAAGCTACAATTACTGCTGGCACAGGCATATCAGTTACTAATGGAGCTGGATCAATTACTATTGCCAATACTTCAGCAGGTGGCAATTTACAAATGCAAGTATTTACATCGCCTGGAACTTGGACTGCTCCAGCTTCAACTACTACTGCAAGAGTTACAATTTTTGGTGGTGGCGGTGGTGGTGCAGGCGGTCAAAGTTCAATCCCATCCCGAACAGGTGGCAATGGCGGAGCAGGTGGAATAGCAACTGTATTAGTTACAGGATTGTCAGGATCATATCCTATAACTATAGGATCAGGTGGAGCGGCTTCATCATCAGGCGGAACTTCATCTTTTTCAAGTTTAATTTCAGCTACAGGTGGCGGTGGCGGCGCACCAAATGTTTCCCACGGATCGCCTGGAACTATTACTATTTCAAGTGGAACTGCTATAAGAAATAATAGCGCTATGTCTAATTTTACGCCAGCTCCTTTTCCTTCAAATTCTTCATGGTTTAACAATGGTGGTCAATTTGCACAAGGATGGGCTAATACTACAGGCGGAACTAGCGCAATAGCTTATTCTACTACAGGCAATTATGGCGCTGGCGCATTCGGTATTGGAAATCAATCTAGTGGAAATGGTGGCGTTGGCGGTGCAGTTATTGTAGAATTTATTGGATAATAAGAAAGGATAAATATGAAAAATGCTTTGATATCACCAAATGAATCACCCATTCAATATATTTCAGGATGGACAACGGATACACCACCTGAACCTATTTATACAAATATTTCAGATTCATGCAGAGTAGCTGAAGTTGAAACACAGACTTTTCAAGTGTCGCCACCTTTATTTTGGACAGAATGTTCCGATGATGTAAAAGCAGATAAATATTACTATAATACTATTGATGAGCAAATTTATCCCGTTCCTGAACCAGCGCCATATCCAAATACTTTAAATGATAATTTGCCACCCGAACAAGATTTAAATGTTAATCAAACAATTTCTTAATGATGAAGAAAAAAATGACATTTTAAATTTTATAGAAACAACACAAGATAAAGACTATATAAAAGTTCCAGGTTTTGATGCTTCAATTTTTCATATATTAGAGCATAAAAATATATTTCAATTTATTGCTAATAAAATAAATTGTTATAATAAAAATTATAGAACAATATGGGAAAACTCATTTATAGTAAAAATAAAGCCAAATGGTTTTATTTCTGTTCATATTGATGATTCACCTATAAATTGTAATATACTGATACAAAAGCCTGAAAATGGCGGCGATTTATTAGTAGAAAATACTAAAATAATTACAAATGAAAAAGATGCCTATTTTTTAAATCCAAATAAAAAACATGGTATATCGACAATAACAGGCAATAAATGTTATTATTCTGTTGTAATATGTAATAAAATAATTGAAAAGACAATATATGATACCTACCTCAATAATAGATAATTTCTTTGAATCACCTCAATTAATTAGAGATTATGCTTTATCTTTGGAATTTTCAAAAATATATGGAAATTATCCAGGTGTTAGAACTAACCAAATTTCAGATATAAATAATCAATTATTTAATTTAATACTTAAAAAAATTCATAGTGCATTTTTTGGATCGTCAGACAAAATTGGAATAGTTTGTGATTCTTATTTTCAATTAATTGATAGCTCTTTTGAAGGTGGTTGGTTTCATCAAGATACTGATTATCATATAGCGGGCGTTATCTATCTAAATCCTGAAGCACCATTAAATGGCGGAACTATTATTGGTCAAAATGCCAAACCTTTTGATGCTGAAAAATACAAATTTAGAGATGATTTTTATAAAAATAAAGATATTGATTTAACATCTTATAGGCAAATAAAAGATGGATTTAATGATTGCTTTAATGAAACATTAATTGTAAATAATATATTTAATAGAGCTTTAATTTATGATTCAAAAAAGTTTCATAGAGAGAATAAATTTTTTGGGAAAACAAAAGAAGATTCAAGGCTTACATTAATATTTTTTATTAGGTTTGTTATGGAAGATTCATTTCCGCCAATGATTAGATGTAATTTATAAAATATGACAATACAAGATAAATGGATTATTGGTGTTAATAGACATCATAACGCTTCTACTTGCCTTCTTAAAAATGGTGAAATTGTTTTTCACATTGAAGAAGAACGATTTACTAAATACAAAAAAGATGGCAATCCTTATTTTTCATTAAGAAAAGTGTTTGAATATACCGATAAAATTGATTATTTAGCTATTACGGGTTTTTGCCCAATGCCTAAAGTTGATTATAATGGTTCAGATATGAATTTTATTAATCTTCTTGTTTTAAAAGAATTAAAAAAAAATAATGATAATTTTGTTTGTATTGATTTATCTTATTTTCATCATCAAATGCACGCGGCTAATGCTTTTTATGCTTCAGGTTTTGAGAGTTCTATTTGTGTTGTAGTTGATGGGGCAGGCTCTTATGTTAATGAAAATATACAAGAAATTGAATCAATTTATTATTTAGAATATCCCGCAAAAGCTACTTTATTATATAAAAAAACTAATGAAAATAATATATTAAGTAATGGAACTATGTTTGAAGGTATTTCCCGTTATTTAGGGTTTGATAGTTTTGATGCTGGTAAAACTATGGGATTATCATCTTATGGCAAATTTAATGAAAAAGTGCCACAAAAAATTGATAGTTCAATGTTTGTAAATCAAGAATTTAATATTGAGTGTCTAAATAAAGACTTTCAAACAATGGCAGATTTAGCTTATGCTTTACAAAAAACCACTCAAAACAATGTCCTTGAATTAATTAAAAAAGCTTTATCTTTAAAAGATTGTAAAAATCTTTGTATTAGTGGCGGTTATGGTCTTAATTGTGTAGCTAATTATTATTATTTAGATCATCTTCCTACAGATATTAATATCTATATTGATCCAATTGCTAGTGATGCAGGAACAAGCATAGGAGCGGCTAAAACAATTTGGCATGAAATTAGTAATGATTCCACTATTAGAAAACAAGAATCAATTTATTTAGGTCCTAAACCATCTTATGATTTTAAACTTGCTGATAATGAATCTATTAAAGACATATCTTATAAAGAAATAATTGATCTTATTACTAATCAAAATATTGTAGCTTTATATCAAGGAAATGCTGAAAGTGGTCCTAGAGCTTTGGGAAATAGAACTTTATTATTTGATCCAAGAGTTAAAAATGGAAAAGATATAGTTAATTCTATTAAGCGCAGAGAAGAATTTAGACCTTTTGCAGGTGCAATATTAGAAGAATATGCTCACGATTGGTTTGATTTTAAAGGGCAAAAAAATTCACCATTTATGATGTATGCCGTAAATGTAAAAAAAGAAAAAGAATTATTAATACCTAGTATTATTCATATTGATGGAACTTGCAGAATACAAACTATTACACAAAAACAAAACATTCATTTTTATAATTTAATAAAAGAATTTTATAATATAACCAATGTTCCTATATTGTTTAACACAAGCTTTAATTTGGCTGGCGATCCTTTGGTTGAAACAATCGAAGATGCTTTAATAACTTTAAGAAAATCCAATATAAAATATTTATATTTGCCTGAATTAGGAAAATTAATTTTAAAAGGATAAAGTATGACAATACAAGAATTTAAAGATAATGGTTATGTTCATATTAAAAATGTATTGGATGAACAATCGTGCAAGAATTTAACTGAATATTTAAAAGATTTAGTTAAAGAACAACAAACATTTAAAGATCCACAATGTCCTAATTCTGAATCAATACATGGTGCGGAACAATTCGATTTACTTCTTGAAGCATTAACACCTTATTTTGAAGAAAAGTTAGGATTAAAACTTTATCCCACTTATTCCTATGCTCGTCTTTATACAAAGCAAGGTGAAGAATTAAAAAATCATAGAGATAGACCAGCTTGTGAAATATCTGCCACTATTACTTTAGGTTTTGAAGGTGATGTTTGGTCAATTTATATGAGCGATAATGAAGATAAAACCAATAGCTCTAAAATTGATATGGCTATTGGCGATGCAGTTCTTTATAAAGGCAAAGAAAAATGGCATTGGCGTGAGCCTTATTTTGAAGGACAATGGCAAGCTCAAGTATTTCTTCATTATGTCGATCAAAATGGACCTTATGCAGAATGGAAATATGATAAAAGAGAATCTTTAATTACAAAAAAAGACAATAAATTAAAAGCTTTAGATGTTTGTTATACCATGCACAATGCTTTATCTAATAATTTTTGCGATATGATTATTAATGAATATGCAAAAGATGAGGTAGAAAAAGAATTGCCATTTATTGGCGAGGGTAGAGATTTAGAAAAGAATATTAATCTTGACATTAGAAATGTATTAAGACTTCCGCTTCCCATGAATCAAGGTGTAGGCGCAACACTTACTTCATGCGCTTTAAATTTAAATTATGAATTTTGGAAATTTGATATTACACATTCAAATCAAACAGAATTTTTAATGTATGATATTAATGGTAAATATGAAGCTCATACTGATACTTTTCATCAGCATGGCACAGAAACAAGAAAATTAACTGCATTAGCAATTCTTAATGATAATTTTGAGGGTGGAAAGTTTTTTATTCAAAATGGACATGAAAAGATATATCCACCACAAGCTAAAGGTAGTGTTATTGTATTTCCTTCTTTTATGGTGCATGGCGTAGAACCTGTAACAAAAGGAAAAAGATTTACAGTTGTTACATGGTTAGTTGGACCTTATTTTAAATAATGAATAATTTTATAGGACAATATTTTTTAGAAGATATATCTATTTGTGATAAATTAATTAATTATCACAAAAATAGCAATAATAAATATGCTGGTAGAACTGGAAATGAAATTTGTATTAAAGAAAAAATTTCAACAGATGTAGTGTTAAATGAAAATGATGAAATATTTAATGAATATTCCTATCAGTTTCAATTAATGTTAAACAAATATATTAACGATTATCCTATGTGTAACGCATATAAGCCTTTTGGTCTTATAGAAAAAATTAATCTTCAGCATTATAAACCAAATGAAGGTTTTTTTGTTTATCATTGTGAAAGATCAAACTTGCAAAGCTCTAGTAGGCATTTAACTTGGATTACATATTTAAATGATGTAAATGACGCTGGCGAAACTGAATTTTTGCATCAAAAATTAAAAATTAAGCCAAAAAAAGGATTAACAATAATATTTCCTGTAGATTGGACTTTTACTCATAAAGGTATAACCTCACCTACTGAAGAAAAATATATTGCAACAAGTTGGTTGTCTTATTTAAAATAAGATATAATAACCTATCTAATAAGATAAGACCATTCGCCTTCTGTAAGCATATAGGGGCGTTATTTACCTAGTGAGGAAAACATGGCTATCTTTAACAAAAACACACTTCAGCAAGTAAGTGGGTTCTCTAATGAAATTATTGCAGGCGAATTGGTATATAACCAATCAACCTATTGGAATCTAAACCTTGCCACAGACGGAACGCCTGTTGATTTAACAGGTGCTACCATTAGCGCATCAATTATCCGCAGACAATTATCCAATATTAATGATAGTCGTTATGGCTTAACTTTTGACATAGCGGACTATACTCCACCGCCTAGCCCTGTATCTTTAACTATTGCAAACAGAGATGATGAAGCTGGTTCTTTTACCCTTGTCATTAATCAAAGCACTTGGGATATTATTAGCTCTGATCCTCAACTAGATATTAACGCTGAAAACTGTGTAGGCTTTTCAGGTCGCATTAAAATATCTTTTCCTGCAAGCGGAGCTACACCTGCGGAAGATCAAATTGTATTCTTACTATTCCTTGTGAGGTCAGATGGAGTAGTAAACTAAATGGATATCACATTACAAACAAACAACAATATTGATATTGCTTTAACACCTCAACAACCTGTAAGCGTAAATGTTACACCTGCGCCTACTCAAACACTTAATATTAGTAGAGGTGTAGCAGGACCACCAGGACCAAATACCATAGGCGGATATCCAATATCAGTAGCAACACCACAAGATTATGATGCCCTAATGTTTAGAACAGTTTTAGGAGCTTGGACAAATATCAATCAGACTGAAATATCTGATGGCGGCAATTTTTAAAGGAGCAATAAATGAGTAATATTATTAGAATTAGACGCAGAACAAGTGGAAGCGCAGGAGCGCCTAGCTCCCTTGAAAATGCGGAATTAGCTTTTAATGAAGTAGGTGAGGTTCTTTACTACGGACAAGGCACGGGCGGAGCTGGCGGAACTGCTACTTCAATTATACCTATTGCTGGTAGTGGCGCGTTTATGGATTTATCATCTACTCAAACAGTAGGCGGAACAAAGACATTTTCAAACGCTATTTCAGGATCAGTTACAGGAAATGCGGGAACTGCAACTACACTAGCAACCTCAAGAAATATCGCTTTAACTGACGATGTAACAGGAACGGCATCATTTAACGGAAGTGCTGATGCTAATATTTCAGCTACTTTAGCGACAGTTAATAGCAATATTGGCACTTATACTAAAGTAACAATCAATGCTAAAGGTCTTGCAACTGCTGGCGCTACTGCTTCATTATCTGATCTTTCAGCGCCTACAGGAAATATTGCTTTTGCTACCTATAAAATTACAGGACTTGGCGATCCAACTGCGGATCAAGATGCGGCAACTAAATTTTATGTTGATTCTGTAGCTCAAGGTCTTAATGTTAAACAAGCCGTAATTGCATCAACGACAGGCAATATTACTTTATCAGGCTTATCAACTCAAGCTGGTGGCGATTGGGGTTCTTCTTTAACTGCTGGTGATCGTGTTTTAGTTAAAAATCAATCCTCATCTCAATTTAATGGTATTTATAGTGCTTCAGCTTCTACATGGACTAGAACGGCAGACGCTAATACTTGGAATGATCTTATCTCTGCATTTACTTTTGTTCAAACAGGAACAACTCAAGCAGATACAGGCTGGGTTTGCACGATTGATGCGGGCGGCACTTTAGATGTAACACCTATGGCTTGGGCGCAATTTAGCGGTGCAGGCACATATACTGCTGGCACAGGCTTAACATTAACAGGTAATCAATTTAGTATTACAAATACTGCGGTTACAGGTGCAAGTTATGGCAATGCTAACGGAACACAAACGCCTACATTTACAGTTAATGCTCAAGGTCAATTAACTGCGGCGGCAACTGTAGATATTAATGTTGATGGTGGCACATTCTAAAAGTTATACTTTTGTAAAACATTTCCTGCTATATAGCAGAAAGGGATAGCCAAATGGCTAATAAAATTCAGGTAAAAAGGTCGGCAGTTCCAGCTAAAGTGCCGACCACATCTGATCTTGATCTAGGTGAAATTGGTATTAACACCTATGACGGCAAGATGTATATCAAACAAGATAATGGCACTCCAGCTATTATTCAAATTGGTGCAGGCGGTTCAGGCACAGGTGATGTAACAGGTCCAGGTTCTTCTACAGACAATGCTTTAGCTCGCTTTGATTCAACCACAGGCAAAATCATTCAAAATTCTGTAGGTATTTTATCTGATACAGGTTCTTTATCAGGTTTAACTAACATTCAAAACATTAATTATGTTGATTTTGATACAGGCTATGCAACAACAATAACCACAGGTCAATTAGGTTGGGATTCTACAAATAATGGACTTGCTTTTGGTATGGCAGGCGGAAATATTGTTCAACATATAGGTGAGGATCAATATCTTTATATAAAGGCAAGTGCAACTATTACTAAAGGTCAAGTGATTATGTTCACAGGATCGGTAGGCGCTTCAGGTATATTAACAGGCGCACCAGCCACAGGCATTACAGACGGCACTTATATTATAGGTATTGCGGCTGAAGCTATTGCTAATAATGCTTTTGGATTTGTTCAAACTTTTGGTGTATTAACTAGTGTAAATACCTCTGCTTTTGCTGACGCAGATATCCTTTGGTATGATCCAGCCGTTACAGGTGGATTAACTGCTACAAAACCTTCTGCTCCCAATGTTAAAGCTCAAGTAGCGGTTTGTAATAAAGGTGGATCAGCAGGTGGCGGTGTCATTACAATAAGAGTTAATCCAGGATCACAATTAGGTGGCACAGATAGCAATGTCCAATTTGGCGCTTTAGCTTCAGGTCAAACAATTATTTATGATGCAACGACTGGTTATTGGAAAAACTCTACTTTAACCGCAGGAACAGGCATTTCAATATCTAATGGTGCTGGATCAATTACAGTAACAAATTCTGCACCTGACCAAACTGTAGCTATATCAGGCACAAGCCCTTTATCAGTTACAGGCACTTATCCTACCTTTACAGTAAGCATGACGCAATCAAGCGGATCAGTTAATGGTTGGTTAAGCTCTACAGATTGGACTACATTTAATAGCAAAGGTAGTGGCACAGTAACTAGCGTAGGTGGCACAGGCACAGTATCAGGATTAACACTTACAGGAACAGTTACTACTACAGGAAATTTAACTTTAGGCGGAAATTTAAGTATTACTGCCGACATGATTTATGATAACTTTACTGCTACCGCTTCACAAACTACATTTACATCTTCACAAACTTATACTTCAGGAAAAATTCAAGTATTAGTAAATGGAGTAATGATGATTAATGGCGCGGATGTAACTGTAACAAGTGGCACTAGCGTTGTTATGGCTACAGGTTTGACATTAAATGATAGAGTGACTTTAATTTATCCTATATAATGGAAGCACAAAAAACCATTGATGACCACTTCAATTTTCTACAAAATAAAACAATCAAAGATATTGGCGCTGATTATTACGATGGTAAAAATTATTTGGTTATTTTATTATCTGATGGCTCTGTTGCTTATATATCTAGCGGCAACAACGATGGTAGTCTTTATTTGGCTATTGAAAAGCATCTTATCAATTAGTAGAAAGAAATAGAATGGACATGAATTTAATCATCAACATCGTATTAGGTGTTGCCTTGTCAGTAGGTGGTTGGTTTGTTAGACAAATGTGGGATGCGGTTCAAAACCTTAAAGAAGATATACAAAGAATTGAAGTAGAACTTCCAACTAATTATGTTCGCAAAGCTGATCTTGATGCTAGGCTGGACAAGATTGATGAAACCCTTGAAAAAATCTTTGACAGGCTAAATACCAAAGCCGATAAATAAATGTCAAAAGACAAGATAAAACATCAAGCTTACTGTCAAAAATACCGAGAAAATAATCGTGCATTAGTCCTTTTAGGTCAGGCTAGATATCGATCCAAGAAAAAAGGTATTGAATTTAATTTAGAATTATCCGATGTAGTTATTCCCAAAGTATGTCCTGTATTAAAAATTCCTCTTACTGCTGGAAGTTCTAGCGGTGGTCCTCGCGGATGTTCGCCCTCATTAGATCGTATTGATAACACTAAAGGTTATATCAAAGGCAATGTCCAAGTTATTAGTCATAAAGCTAATACAATGAAGCATTGCGCTGATAACAATGAATTGATATTATTTGCTAATTGGATTAAACGAACTTATAGAAAGGTTATAGATGAGTAAATATAGCGAAGCTGGTAAGGGTTCAACTAATAAGCTTAAACAAAAAAGCTTATATGATGAGAATTACGAAAAGATTTGGGGCAATAAAAAGAATAAACTTTATGAAGAACGCTATTATGATTCCGATGAAACAACATCATGGGATCAAGATAAGGCTGATATGATTGGTCTTAATAATAATACAGGCGATCATTATATTAAATGATATCATTATTAATACTATATTATATCAAAGGATAAAATATGCTAGAAACAATACAAAACAATACAAGCATTCCACTTTTTAAATACAAAGTTTTAAATCATTTAGATATTAAAAATGTTATTCTTAATGATATTGAAAAAATGGGTGAATTTAGTTTTAAAACTGAATTTCAAAAAATTTCAAATACTGATTGGCATTTAGGCACATCTATTCAAAGAGATTATCAAACAAAATTAGTTGATATATTTATAGAAATAGAAAATTTTATAAATAATCTTTATGAAACAGTAGGCAGAATAAAAGTTGTTAATTATTGGTTTCAACAATACAAATTAAACGATTTTCATGGTTGGCATGTTCACCCAGGAAATCTTTTTTCAGCAATTTATTATTTAGATGTTAATTCGGAAACTCCAAAAACAACTTTTAGATTATTTGATAAATCAGAAATGGAAATAGAAATGAATGAAGGTGAAATTTTAATTTTTCCATCATTTTTAGAACATATTTCAAAGCCCAATAAAAGCGAAAAAACAAAAACAATTATTTCATTTAATATTAATTGATAAAAAAGGGGCAATTAAGCCCCTCTTTAAAAGTTATATTTTAGTATAACTTATTTATTCATTACATACATAGTAACTTCAAAGCCAAATCTCATTTCTGTTGCTGATGGTGTAGTCCACATAGTATTTATCCTTTATCTGTAACAAGCAAAATTACTTGTTATGCAAATTATGGTCTTTTTGCAAGACAAAACCATCAGTAAAATCATTAAAATGGCATTGCTGAATCAGTTGCATTTGAACTTGATCCTGCACCATCTTTAGGTTGAGGTTCTCTCATTGTTACCCAGCCGTCAAAATTGACAGGGATAGATTCAATAAGAAGTGAAGTGCCGCCTTGTTTATTAGACATTGCAACTCCAACTTTAGTCCAGCGAGCTTTTGTTTCGCCTTCTTTGTTTACATATTCGCCTGTTTTAGCGATTAGATCATGGGTTATTGCCATTTTGTATTTCCTTTAAGTTATTTACAGTAGTTTCTATTTCCTGTAAGAATAAGATCACCTTATCTTCCATCATTTTAATATACTCATCATCTCGATAAATACGCTTCACAAATCCTTCTAATCCTGTAAGTTCGGGATCAAAAGAAATAAGATCACAAAATTCCATTTCAGGTATGCAGGCTAATTGCCACATACATTGATCGTAATACTGTTCTAATTGTTTGCCGCCTGTTAAATAATTGTCCAAGTGGTTTTGCGGATCAGGCACTTTTATTTCAATTAAATATGGCTTATCAGCAAATACAATTCCATCAGGACTGCATTGAGCATTTTTAATTGTAGGATGTTTAACGATAGCTACTTGATCCACAAAAACATTATGCTTAACTTCATACCAAGAACGCGCCAACGGCTCAAGCTCGATACCTCTAATCATCGCGGGTGATTTCCAAGTGTCTAATTTTTTTTGTGTTAAATTTTCCCTTATAAGCTCATTCTTATATTTTCTACGGGTTAATGATTCGCCACCTGATCGACCTTCAGTTAAAAGATCACTTATTCTTGATCCGCCTATTTTTGCGATGCGGAGCGACATCCATTTTTCCGATCCCTGAATTACATCCCTAATAATTCTTTCTTCTAATTTCATGTAGTTTCCTTGTTTAAATTTAAGTTTCTATAAGTTACGCCATCGTGCCATTGTTGATCTATTGATTGCTCATAAAGACTTATTAATCTGTCAGGATGAAGCAATAAAGGTTTGTGATCTTTAAAACAAAAGGCATAAAGCAAAGGACATTTTTCAGAGCTATACCATTCCATAAACATCGGAAGCATTTTAATTTCTGAAGCTTTAATATTGGCAGTTCCTTTAACCATTATTAACCCAGCTTTACCATTATTATTAATATAAAAATCAGGCATATTTCTAATAAAAGTATTTAAGTCATAAAAGTTAGGAATCGGATCATTTTTCTCATCAAAGCCTAATCGCCTATAAAAGTATCCTTTTGATTGGCAGTATGATTCAAATAATACTTCCGCTATATTAATGACATTATTTCTTTCTTTATAAGAAAATGCGCCATTCATAGTTTAGGACTTTGAATTTTGCCATATAAAGGCGCTAATAAGTATTTATCACCTAGCTCTCTTTTAATAGCTTCTATTCTTGTTTTACGGGCTTCTATAGCCATTAATTCTTGCGCTGAATAGGGTAGCGTCACTCCGTAAAAATTACTGTTTTTTAATCCTTCCATTATAATTCCGCCTTTCTTTTATCTTTAGCTTCAATAACCATTTTAGATAAAGTGCGATCATTTTTAACTTCACCCATTACAAAATTATAATTAGCCTGGAGTTCTTCTAAAGTTTGTGAATGATTAATTCTTTGAAGATAATCTGCGGCATTAAGCGCGGCAGATTGACCATCATCATCGTCAGCATAAAGAGCGCAAAGACTAGATATGGAGTATCGGCGAATATAAGAAATTGCTGATCCTAATCCTTGTGGATCTTGTTTTTGAATAGGGCAGACGGCAGTATCCTCAATCCATTCACCCGAACTATGGAGTAAACGAGTAGTAAGATGGAGCTTATTGTCGTCTGATGGGCTTAATGATTGAAGGATAGCAATACCATTATCATTGAGTGGCTTCTTAACCGCTTCAATAACTGAATTAATATTGGCATACTTGGATTTAAAGTGAGGGTTAGTAGAATCTTTAGCGGCAAATCTAATTTCTTTTTGCGCGGATACTAAAGCTTCAGCTATCTGTTTGATGCTTTCGGATGTTTTCATCTTATCTTGTCCTAAAAAGTTTCGTTAAATTACATGCGAGATTGTATCATTGTATGCCCATCTTGCAAAACTATCTCTTTCATAGTTTTCAGCTATGAATTTTGCTAATCTTTTAATTTCTGCATCATAAACATCTTTAATGCGACCTAGCTTATCATCTTTAGAATCATAAATAATATTCTTTACTTGATTTTGAACTTCAACTTCATCATAAAAATCAGAAAAGACATCCACATTAAAAGCAATATGATATTCAATTAATTCTTGTAAAGATATATGAGGTTCTAAATCTAGGAAATCAGGATCAAAATTCATCATAGTTTGAATATGAATCTTGTGTTGCATCTCTCGTTGCTGGTCAGACATATTTGCCCCCGTAACTTGTTGATTCTTGTGCATTTTAACCTTATCTTCTTGATTTGGCAACATTTTTATTCGCCTTTAAATTTTTTAGTGATTGGTGTCCAATCAGAATCTATTGCTTGGTTAAAAGCATATTCATCTAATTGAGCGCCATCATAAAATTCATCATTCATATCACCAATAGCTTCACCATCATCATCAGCATTCCAGGCATTAAAAAAAGCATCAGAAAAAAGAGGTGGTGATTCATTTTTCCAAATAAGACCGCCATATTTAAGATTTATAAATTCGCATTCATAAGGATTTGTAGCTTGATCGACCAACCAAAATAAATCTTCGGGATCGCGATATACAAACATTCCTACTATATTTTTACCTTCAATTAATCTAACTAATGCGGTAGCCATATTATCTACCCAACCAATCAAATACCATTGGAGTTAAAACATAAAGGCAGATTGCGAACCATGCCCAAAATGCCGTTGCAAAGATACATCCGAGAATTAAGTCTTTTTTCATTTTGTCTTATCCTTTTTTATTCAATTTCTGATTTATAGGGATCAATTTGTGTTTGCACATACTCGTAATTACCACTTTGAGAATTATGCTTGAGTTTTGAATTAGGTGCAACAAATTCGTATTTGTCGGCAGTCCAATTATATTTAAGCTTGGCATCTTTAGGTGCATAGTTATATTTGTTTTCAACCCAATTATAACGAAGCTTTGGTGATTCCCCACCGAATGATGCGATGGGGAGTGCGATTAATAGTGCGGTTAATAGTGCTTTCATTGTTGCACCTCATACACACCAACTAAAGTTGCTGATTTATCCCAAGAATAAGAACCTAATGCAGATTTGTCAGCAGATTGTTTTGAGCCATGCCAAGTAACTGCAAAGCCATTATCTTTAATCCATCTTTGTTCTGTTGCTAAAGATGATAATTTATTTGTTTGTTGAAAAAATTCTAAAGATTCTTTTGCGCGTTTGCTATTGCGAACAACTACATATTGATATGAAGTATTTGTAGTTCTTGAAAATTGACCTACAGGTGTATTTGCTATTAATTTCATTTTAGTTTCCTTATAGTTTCTTGTTAATAAATTGTGTTGCTAGGTGTTATTATGCCTATATCAAAATTAAATACAACTATTTTTAAAAATATTTTATGAAGAATAACGAACACCTGGCACAGACTTTGCTTATTAAATGGTTTAGGCTTCAATATCCATTAATGGCAAAATGCCTGTTTGCTATCCCAAATGGGGGCGCTAGGCATATCGGAACGGCTATTAAACTAAAACAAGAAGGGGTAACCGCAGGGGTATCCGATTTGTTCCTTATGATCCCAGCAAATGGGCTTCATGGGCTATTTTTAGAGATGAAAGCAGACAAAAGTGCAAAATTACAACAAAATCAAATAGACTTTTTAAATTTAGCAGAATCAATGGGTTATGGTGCGGAAGTGGCTTATGGATTTGAAGAAGCTCAAAAAATAATACAAAAATACTTGCAAGAACGATAACAATCGGTTAATAATAAAAAAGACAAGATAAAAGAAAGGTGAAACTAATTGCATTATTATCAACATAACATCGCGGATTACCGCAAAGATACAACACACTTAACATTGCTGGAGCATGGATGTTACCGACAACTACTAGATCAATTCTATCTTGATGAAACACCGCTCCCTTTAGAAGAAGATAAATTATTTAGATTATTTAACGCAAGGACTGAAGATGAAAAGACTGCTATTAGGAATGTCATTAATGATTTTTGGACTAAAACTGAAGATGGTTATGTTCAAGGAAGGTCTAAAACTGAAATTGAACTGTATAAAGACCGATTAGAAGTAGCCACTAAATCTGCAAAGAAGCGATGGGATAAGGGTTCTATGCCAACCCTATGCCAACCCAATGCCAACCCAATGCCAACCCAATGCCAACCCAATGCTAACTCACTAACTAAAGAACTTAATAACTTAATAACTAAACAACCTATAAATACATATATATCTAAAGACTTTGATGTCTTTTGGGAATCGTATCCAAAGAAAAAAAAGAAAGAGGATGCGAGAAAGGCTTGGAATACGACAAGACCTAATATAGAAGATGTGCTTAAAGCTCTTGAATGGCAGAAACAATCGCCTGAATGGTTTAAGCAGGGTGGACAGTTTATCCCGTATCCCGCTACATGGATACGATCCCATTCTTGGGAGGATTCGCCGTCTGTATCAGTAACATTTTAGGAAGAAAGATGATAAATGAAATCTTATGTCTATCAGCAATTATGTTTGGTGAAGCAAGGGGTGAACCTGATCTTGGAAAAGTTGCAGTTGCTTATACTGCGATTAACCGCAAAGCCGATCCAAATTATCCGAAATCTATTTGTAAAATAATGAAGCAACCCGCCCAATATCAATTTTTGGATTACGGGATGCCAACAGAAACACAAATAGCTTATTTAAAACCGCTTGCAAAAGCAATTTTAGAAAAAAGGATAGATGATCCTACAAAAGGGGCAAAGTTTTTTCATACAAAACAAATGCCAAAACCTTTTTGGGCTAGACAAAAAGAAGTTAAGATAGCTATAGCAAATCATATATTTTATTAAGAAGAAAAGGATAAGAAATGACAACAGATAATACAATGGCTTCTCTTGAGCTTTGGGTGAAACAGTTACAAGGATCAGTCGATGTTCAAGAGATAGCTAAAACTAAACCAGCACCAATAGAAGATGTAGTAGCTCCCTATTCGGTATTTTTAAGACATTATGATAAAGTTGGTCTTTGTGCGGCTACAAATAAAAGACGCGCTAGTCGATGTAATGTAGAATTTGTATTTGATGGCAATACCCGTAAACTCAAAAATGTAAGAATGATTAATCAAGATGAAGAATAAAGAACCTGATACCAAAGAATGGCTTTTAAAAGTCCATAGACAAACTCAAACTGATCTTGAGTATAGAAAGGCATTGGCTAGAGATGTCAATGAGCTTGTAGAAGCATTAGATTGGATGGTAGAAGGTTTAACTCAAGGTGATCCAAGATATGACGCTATACCTTGTGTTAGAAATGCAAAGGTCATATTAGAAAAACTTAAAGGATAAGACATGGAAACTAAAGCTTGGATGATAGAAGAATTTGATAAAAATGATAATTTAGTTTGGAAAATGATTTCATTCTTCCCGCCTGACAGTTTGGAATGGATGCGGGATATTCGAGGTAAGAAGCATAATTTAGTTATATCAGAGCTTGGAGTTATAAATTCTAAAAAAATTGATGGAGTTGAAAAAAAATATGATTCAAGCAAATTTGTGGTTGGTCTTTAAAATTGTTGGCTTTGCTTTGTGGGCGATTATATTCTTGGTTATTTCATTCGTCTTATTTTTATTATGGGAAGAATTTAATGGCTAGAATTATAGATTTTGCAATCAAAATATTAATCATTGGCGGACTTTTTGGTCTATTTCTAGGATTAGCGTTAGTGTTAGAATTAACATTTATCCGATGAGTTATGCAATGGAAGTATTATTTAGGTATTTAGTCTTTGATGACTTTGGCGAACCGCATAAAAGGTTTAGGACAAAGCATGAAGCTGAAACTTATATTATCAATAAGCCTAATCACAAGATTGAGCGCTTACCACCTCAACCAAAAGAAAATGTATTTGATTTAATAACAGACGAGCCACCATTTTGAGCCATATATTAATTATTATCACAGGTGCTATTTATAGCTATATAAGTTTTGAACAGTTTTATCTTGGCAACAATGGAATGGGTATTTGTTATTTTGGTTATGCGCTAGGTAATGTTGGCTTATATATGATGGCTAAATAAAAGGATAAGTAATGACAACAGACGATAAGATAGGCTTTAAACAAATGATGGACACAGTAACAACGCTCTATCAAAAACAACCATTAGATTTAGATACAATCCGAGTTTGGTTTCATAAGCTTGAAAGATTTGAATTTAGTATAGTCACTAAAGCTTTTGATAAGCATATTGATAACAGTAAATTCTTTCCCAGCATTTTTGACATTTTGCAATTGTGCAGGGAAAAGCCAATTGAATTTGCCAGGCTAGAAGCGCCGAAACTATCTAAAGAAGCTAATGCGGTTTATGCGGCAAATGTAAATAAATTTGTGCAGGACATTAAGAGTGAAGATAAGAAATTAAAAGATATGAGGGCTTGGGCGCATCGTATTATTGCTAACCCAAAAAACTATCCAGCAATCTCACTTGAATTCGCAAAGGAAGCTATAAATGCAAAATAAATGGAGTAAGATAAGTAAATATTGCATTGAGCGCAATAATTTTTATATATCTAAATACATACTTGCGGATGGCGCAAATAGATTTGTATTATGGGATGGCACAAAAATGATTAAAATACACGATGACGCAAAGGCGCTAAAAGATGAAGCAGAGAGAATGGATAGTGAGCAAACAAAACATGCCCCAATTGATGATCTATTTGGAAGAATTAATCAAAGAAGGAAAGACACCTCAAGTTACGATCAAAGAAAAGGTTAGTGGTGATAAAAGGTCGCTTGAAGCAAATAAATTTTTGTGGGGTAAGTTATATAAAAGCATTAGTAACTTTACAGGTTACTTACCTATGGAAGTGCATCTTTTATGCGGGCATCTTTTCTTATCTGAACAGAAAACTATTAATGGAGTTCAAGTTCCTTATGTTCGTTCAACGAGTGATCTTACAATCGAGGAATTTACATTTTATATACAGAATATTGAGAGTTATTTTGCCCAGTTAGGGTGGTCAAGTGACTAAAGACGAAAGAAAACACTACGATAAACTGTCACAATTAGGATGTATAGTGTGCAGGCGAGAAGGATGGGGTTATTCTTCACCTCATATTCATCATATTAGACATGGAGCTGGTATAGGTCAAAAAACCCATTTTAGCCTGGCAATTCCACTTTGCCCTAATCATCATCAAAATGGCGGTTATGGGATAGCGTTACATGCAGGACAAAAAGAATTTGAAAGAAAGTTTGGATCGGAAGTTGAGTTATTAGCAGAAACTTTAAACTTAATCAAGGGCAATTTATGATAGAATTATTATTCGGCGTTATCGTTATGATGATCGCCATTTATTTTATGAATAGGTAATCTTATGAAAAAAGTATATTCAATTAATGAAGCTATTATTCAAGTGCCTACAGTTACTCTAGGCGAATTTATATTAAAGCTTCTTCATGCGGCAACTAACGGGCATATCTTACATTTACAAACTAAATCATATTCGGAACATAAGGCGCTTCAAGGTTACTATGAAAAGTTACCTGATGCGGTTGATGCAATTATTGAACAATATCAAGGCGCATATCAAGTCATTATTGAGTATCCATCAGGCTATGAAGCACCTAAAGCTGATGCGCTTCAGGAAGTAACTTACATTAGAGATTTTATTGTTGCTAACAGAGCAGTTGTTGGTGATTACACAAGCTTACAAAATGAAGTGGATGCTTTATTGAGTATTGTAGAAACAACAATGTATAAGCTTACTTTTTTAGACTAATGCCAACTGCCCCGCTCAATACAAAGTGTCGGGAATTAGGTTGCAATAATCAAAAGACTAGCCGATCCACTTTTTGCAACGATCATGGTGGGGCTATAACAGAAAAAGGCAAAGAGAATAGCAAACTTTACTCAACTGCCTTTTGGAAAAAACAAAGAATTATTCAATTAAGTAAAAAGCCATTATGTGCGGCTTGTTTACTTGAGGGCAAAGTGGTTCAAGCAATTCATATAGACCATGTATTTCCTCACAGACAAGATCAAAACAAGTTTAGAAGTAATTTGTTTCAAAGTTTGTGTGCGCCCCATCACACACTAAAAACTCAAGAAGAAAACAAGGGCATTTATCTTTATTACTCACCTAATGGGATCGTTGAATACAATGACACAGATTATGCCAAACAAGTTGCTGACAAAGCAGAATTTGCGTAAGATTTACAGACTTTGTGCATCATTACCGCCGTTTAATGAATACCCTATGCCGCAACCACACAAGATTAGCTTTAGTGTAATAAATACTAATGAAGTGTTTGGTTATTTTCATACAGAGCCAATGAGAATAGAGATTGATAAGATGTGCGACACTTGGGATCATATATTTCAAACAATGATGCACGAGTGCATTCATGTTGCATTGTATAGAAGCAATCACCATGACTTTGACCAGCATGAGCTAAAGTTTAATAGAATAGCTAAAAGAATTTGTGATATGTATAAATTTGATATAAAGGAGTTTTAAATGAATATGGATAAAATAGCAAGTATGTTGTTTCCTGTAATTGTTTCAGCAATTGCATGGTTACTTACATCAATGGCATCTATTCAAGCAGACCTAATCAGCATTAAATCTAAAATGCCTAATCTCATTACAGAACAAGGTGTGCCAACTGATAGCCCTATATCTGCTGAAGCTAGAGCTAAATTAAAAGAAGAATTAAGGGCGCAAATGGGCGAACTAAATGTGCGTATTCGCATACTTGAAGAACATGACATGCAAAGGAAAGGAAAATAATGCTTACACTTATTAGCTCACTATTATCATTCTTATCAGGTGGCTTGCCATCTATTCTAGGATTCTTTCAGGATAAATCAGATAAAAGCCATGAGATGGCTATGGCTCGATTACAAACAGAACGAGAACTACAAATGGCAGAAAAAGGATTTGTAGCTCAAGCAAAGATAGAGGAAATTCATTTAGAACAATCTCAAGTAGAAGCACAAGCGCAAGAAAGACAATCGCTTTATCAGCATGACATAGAAATAAGCAAAGGTGCTAGTCAATGGGTTGTTAATACAAGGGCTTTAGTTAGACCTGTAATCACTTATGGATTGTTTGGTTTGTTAGTATTCGTAGAAATATTTGGTTTCTTTTATGCTATTCGCACAGGCGTTAATTTTTCTGAAGCTATGACATTGTTATGGGATAACGAAACACAAATTATATGGGCTTCAGTCGTTTCATTTTGGTTTGGAACTCAAGCATTTAAAAAATGAAGATTTCAGACAATGGCATCAATCTTATCAAAAGGTTTGAAGGTGTTCGTTATAAGCCTTATCGTTGTCCAGCAGGGCTGTTCACAATTGGTTACGGACACCTCATTGGTGATGGCAAACAACTCCCTGATAGTTACAACAAAACTTTCACAGAAAGAGAAGTAGATGAGTTATTACGCAAAGACCTTGCACGATTTGAAAGAGGAGTTGCTATGCTATTCCCTGTGTCTTATAGATTCACTCAAGGCACTTATGATGCACTTGTATCATTCTCTTTTAATCTTGGACTTGGCGCATTACAACGCTCTACTGTTCGCTCTGCTTTGTTACGCGGTGATAAGACTATGGCAGGCGAATCGTTATTGAAGTATTGTAGGGCAGGTGGTAAGATACTAAAGGGATTGCAATTAAGAAGGCAAGCAGAACATAAACTATTAATGACATAGGATAAGACAATGGATAAGACAGAGATATTAAGAACTGCTAATGAGTATATAACTAAAGACAGGCAATCAACGCATGGACAAGCAGAGGATAACTTTGCTAACATAGGAAGATTATGGTCGGCTTATCTCAATCATCCAATCACTCCTCAAGATGTTGCAATACTAATGACACTACTCAAGATAGCTAGATACAAAGGCAATCCATCTCATGTTGATAATGCAATTGATATGTGTGGCTACGCCGCACTAGCAGGCGAGTTAGGGCAAGGGGCTATAAATGAAATCAAGTAACAACGCTAAACCATTGAATAACTTAATGTTTTTGGGTGTGCTAAACGAGCAGACGCGAAACCAATCTTTCGTAAAAGGGGTTTACAAAGGGGGGTGTCTATAATGAGTGCAAGAATACCAGCCGAAGTCCATTTAATTCATGGCACTAAAGGCGAAAAAATGGGAACACTCCTTCCCGAATCTGTGAAGCGAAGAATTCCCGAATCCGAGTGGATGGACAATCCCGATGCCTGGAGCAAAAAAAGATTTTACGATGAAACTGCCGATTATCTTTTTGAAGTTTATGGCATAGGTTCGGATCAAGAGCGTCACACTCTTACTATGCTGACAGATCAAATTGATACCTATGTTGATTGCAATCGACATATTGCTATTGAAGGTTTAGTGACTAGCTTTAATGACGGAAAGACTATTGGTCCATCGCCTTATGTTTCTATTCGCAAAGAAGCTCTCAAACAAATTATCCTTTTAATGAATGAGCTTGGACTTACTCCAAAATCAAGATTAGCAAAACCTTCTTCTATGCCAAGTTCTGTTTTAGGAAAATTAATGTTAGGACCACAAGTTAAGAGATGAGTTATTTAATCGGGGTTCAATACGCCCAAGATGTAGTTAAAGGCAATATTGAAGTTTGCAATAATATAAAATTAGCATGCCAGCGCTTCCTAAACTTTATGGAAGATAAACATTGGGAATATGAGTTTTTTCCTGAATATGTTGAGCATGTATTAGATTTTGTATCGCTCTTAAAACACACTAAAGGTCCTGATGCTGGCAAGCCAATAATTCTTGAGCCTTTCCAAGTTTTACTTATTTGTGGCATCTATGGATTCCGTCACAAGAAAGACCATGAAAAAAGAATGACCACCGATGTCATTGTTTTTATTCCTCGCAAAGCTGGCAAATCAACTCTCACCGCAGTTATAGGTTTATATGAATTAGCATTTAATGAAGCAGGTGCGGAAGTATTTACACTTGCAACCAATCGCGAACAAGCCACTATTGTTTTTGATGCGGCTCGATCAATGGTTGAATCTATGCCTGATGAAATCAAAGCATGGTATCGAGTTTCTAAATACGAGATTGGAAAAGCTAATGACAGTCAAACAATGTTCCGCGCTTTATCTCGCGACAATAAAAAATCAGGTGACGGAAAGAATGCTTCATGCGCCATTATAGATGAAGCGGCTCAAATTGCTGATCGTAATAGTATAGAGGTTATATTTTCAGGCATGGTTGCCCGAAAGAATCCATTAAGAATTTATATTACTACTGCATCATTTACTAAAGACACAAAGTTTTTTGAAGATTTAACCGCATTTGAAACAATGCTGAATGGCGATGCAATTGATAATGCTCATTGGTTTGGTTTGCTATACGGACTTGATCCGCAAGATAATTGGAAAGATGAAAC